TTGCTTGGCATCGGAGCCTTTGCTGGTTATTCCCTTGGTGGTCCCGATCATCGTATGAAGGATGCCTTCTATGGTGCACTCGCCGGTATTGGTGCAGGGGCTATTACCTTTAGAGGTATTGCCCGTGTTGTACATGATGTGAGGAGTGCCGACACACTACCGAGGGCTAGTTCTACCCTTGATAAGTTGGAGGGCAGTCTTGCAAAGTTGCAACGGCATACAGACATGGTACAGACACAGATGGCTGCCGCACAAGGTGCTGATAGCCTTAATATTGCACACTCTATTGAAGGTGATACCTCTATCAAGTTGACGCCGGGGCAGCAGAAGGTTAAGGAGACTGCGCAAGCTCTTTATACGCATATCAGGGATATGGCGAAAGCTGCCGGTATGAGTATGAAGGAGTTGGAGAATTACACAACTCATTTGTTCAAGCCGACGGAGGCTAATAAGGCAATTATTGATGCCTTCAATAAGCAGCAATCTACTCCGCTGAGTAAAAATTCTCCCTTCACCAAGACTCGTAAATTGAGGATGAGTCTTGCGGATGCAATCGCTAAGGGTATGGAATTAAAGCATGATAACTTTGCAGATACATTTGCGGAGTATTATAAGTCAATACTAGGAGCTATTCATACTAAGGTAGCGATTGATACCCTTCGTGTTGCTACCGATCTAGAGAAGCGTCCTCTTATTGCTAAGACAAGTATGGCACCTTATGGGTATCAGGTAATTAATCATCCTGCCCTTCGAGGTCTATCAATTCATCCTGCCATTGCGGCAGAAATGTCTCATATGTTTGATGTGCATACGCCTACGCACCTAGGCTTCGCGTATCAATTTGTCAACTCGGCATTGAAGAGGATTGCTTTCGTAGGAAGTTTATTCCATGGGCAAACTCTTTCTGATGTGCAAATGGGCATGTCCCTTAATCCATATAAGAATGTTGAGACTACCCTTAAGGCAGTTGCGGGAAGTACGGAATTTCAGAAGGCCTTAAAGAATCCGCAACCTGGGGATTTCGTAGATAAATTAATTGAGCAAGGACTTCCAGTACCCTCCAACTCTACTGGATTTACCGAAGATATTGGTAAGAATATGTCTGAGGGGTTTAAATATATTGAAACACAACTCAATGCACTCTTTCCAGGGCTTGGTAATATTTCCCGAGGGGCTGCTGCCTTAGATCATCTTAATACATGGATTATTTTTAATAGAATTGGCGGTGGCTTGATGGGGCAAGGAGCCCATATAATGTTTGGCAAGTTGAAGATGAATTGGTTAAAGGAGATAGAAGAAGCTCCTACTAAAATCATGCCCTCTGATGAGGAGTTAAGAAGGCGGGCTGTTGCAGTATCTACTAAATCTTTTGGTAGTTTGAATTGGAGAAGAATGGCTAATGAGGTGCATAATAAGTACATGCGCGCTTTCTTAATGTCTACCTTTTCTCCTGCTGGGCGTAGGTCTATTCAATCAATTATGTTGGCTCCTGAATGGCTGGCTTCTACTACCCTGCACTGGACTAAGGCCCTCTTTGGTAAGGGTGAGGGGAGTCCGTTCCGTCCATTAAATGATGTTGATCTTCATAGGGCTTGGTTGCTTAAAAGTTTATTCTATTCTACCCTCTTTGGCAATGCCCTTAACTATATGTTCTCTGGGCATTCCATGATGGATAATAAGGATCAATTTATGATTGACCTTGGGGATGGGCAGAAAACTCCTTGGATGAAGGAGCTGTCTGACTTTCCACGCCTTATTATGGATCCAGCACAGGAGATATTAAATAAACTTGCACCGATTCCTAGGCTTGCTTTGCAGCAATTTACCGGGAAGGAGTATCTATCTGCGAAGGGTTATTCTCCTACCCTTAAGACTGCTGGCGACCGTGTACAGAACGCCGTTGATACAATGTCTCCTTTCTCCATGTCGCAGAATAATACTGGAGGATTGAAGGCAGATGTTGCTAGTATGTTGGGACATCCCATTTACGGCATGACTCCTACTACAAAGAGGGATGCAGAAATGAAAAGGAAGCAGGAATTGTTACGGGAAAAAATGTCTAAATTGTCCGGAGGTCAATAATGGGACGCGCAGATTTTCTTCAACTCGGTGACTGGAATACCGTATGTTGGCAGTGCGGCTTTAAGGCGAAGGCATCTACCCTTGTACGCAACTGGCAGGGGTACTATGTTCACCCAGAGCATAATGAGCCTAGGCAGACACAAGACTTTGTGAGGGGTGTGCCGGATAATCAAACTGCACCATGGGTGCAACCACTGCCTGCGGCTATCTACACCTACACCAATATTCAACTAGGGCAGGGGGATGGCGTTAATAAGTCATTTCAGTTGGGATGTGGTTTATATAATGTTACTGTAACATCGGCAAAGGTTAGTAATAATTATACCTTTACTGCAAATGCGTTGCTATTTGGTACTTGGGATGGTATTACAAACACAGCACAACTTACCAGTCCTTTCGGTGATAATACTACTTCAGTAAATGTCACCGCGACGCACCGCACGGACTGGCAGGGGCGGCAGTTGCTGTATCCGACGGCGCGGACGAACATGCTCAAGCAGAGTGACAATCTGAATGTTGCACCGTGGGGCGGCAATCCAACCAAGACCTTGACTGCTACGCTTTATGCCGGTGTCATCCCGTATTTTGAAATCAAGAAGACAACCACAAGCAATTCGGAATCACTTTCTCAGAATACAGGCTATAGCGCCGCTATCGGTGACGTTGCGCAACTGCGCATTGCCATGCGTGCGGGAACAAAAACAAACGGCAGTGTCGGCATTAACGGCACAGGAGACAATTGGGGGCCGAACGCAAACAGTTCTGCGGTCATCGTCTCAGGTCCGGGCACTATAACGCAGGCATCAGGCGGTTACTTTACGATAACCGGGTTGACTACCACCGCCGACACAGTTGTTCTTATTACGCGAACTTTCGTTGTCGCGCAGACCACTGTGTCGGTCTACCTGTATCCGGGTACCCCGATCAGCGTTACCATCGGTGACAGCAATCTTTTTACTGCCGCGATGTTTACGCTAAACGGCGGCACGATGGGCGCGCATATTTCCACCACCACCGCAGCCGTCACCGTCACCGACTACACCTATACCAACGCGGGTGTTGTGTCGCTGGGACAGGTGCCTGATGCGACGGCGTCTTTGGATTGGGATGGCACGGGTACGGTTGACTCTATTACCTCCCCAGCGTATACTACTAATGGAACTGGTTTAATAACCTTTACAACCCCTCCAATAGCCTATGCAATAGTAACAGCTTCGGGGAAGGAGACAATGGCATGATATCTCGTATTAAGGGTATGTTGATACCGAATTGGAGGGACTGGAAACGCATGTATACTACATGGTTCCATCTTGCAGGACTTCTGTTCTCCGGGATTGGTACAGGGCTTGCCCTTGTTTATGGTTCCCTTGATTCCATACAACATTCCCTTCTGCCAACTTGGGCTACCTACCTTATCATCTTCTTAATTTTTCTTGGCGCAGCCATAGGGAAGTTTATACGACAATGACTATTTCAAAGTGGAAAAAGATTGCTATTGGGGGAGGCAGTTCGGCCATTCTATTAGCTGCGCTGGTTGGGTATTTTGAGCCTTCCTCAACACCTGGTGTACCCTATCAGGATGTTACGGGGGTGTGGACTGACTGCGGGGGAAATACGCACAATGTTAATCCGAAGGCCCCATTAGATGTTTCTCTTTGTGGGAAGATAGATGATAATAATGAGAAAGATGCATTGCGATCCCTAGATGCCGTGGTTACTGTACCACTTACAAATAATCAAAAGGCAGCCTTTGCTGACCTTATTTATAATGTAGGGGAGGGTAAATTCAATCACTCTACTATGTTGCAATTAATTAATGGAGGGAAAGTACAGGAGGCCTGTAAGGAGTTATTGCGTTGGGTATATGCAGGAGGGAAGAAACTGCCAGGATTAGTAGCTAGGCGGCAAGCAGAATACACAATTTGTATCACACCTAACTAAGGATAATTTGTGGCCACACTTCCTCCAGATATTAAGCATAAGGTAAATGTTACCTTGTCTACCGCAGCAATCATATTCATCGCAGGTGTTATATTCAATGCAGGCATGCAGTATGATATTATTAGTAATATAAGGCAGCATCAATCAATACAGGATGTGCAAATTACTTCCCTTCAAAATCAATTGCAGCCAATCAATCAACAGTTGGCAAGGCAGTCACAGTTGTTGGAGGATATTAAAGAGGAAATAACCTCACGGTCAAGGAGATAATACATGCTCACTTTTCTTAAACCCTATGAATGGTTGATTGGGCTTATTATCCTATTACTTCTTGTGGTAGGATTGTGGGGATTTGGCGCGCGAGAGTTTCGTAAGGGGGTATTGGAGCAGCTCGGTAAGGATAAAGCCGCGGCCCTTGTAGTACAGACAAAGGGAGAGGCCGTTTCTACTAAGGTTGAGACACGTTACATTACTCGTGTACAGGTTATCCACGATGCTGGTACTACAATCATCAAGAAGGTCCCTATCTATGTTACACATGAAGATTCCTCTCGCTGCGTTGTTAATAATGGCTTTGTGCAGTTGTGGAACGACGCGAATAAAATGCAGCTTTCCAACGCCTCCCCCCTCTCTTATGCAAAAGCCAGTTCCGTTGTCCTCACAGACATTGCAACACAGCACGTCAGGGAAGCAAACCTCTACCACCAACAGTACGAACAATTGAAGGCACTTCAGGATTGGGTCACGCAAGAACAGAAGGCGTATAAATGAAATGTGAGGTAACAAATTGTTACGAGGTTCATTATGTTAAGGGGATCCAAGTATTATCCTTAACCCAATCTTCGGCCTCTCGCAAAGACTTAAATTTAGTTATAATTGGTAAGACACAAACCCCACAATTTACATAAGTATACTCAAACTCACCTGTATTATTATCAATAACCGCAAAGGCATCTTTTTTCTTAACAATTGTATATGTAGTTAATTTCATGATTTCCCTCCAATCCATTCATACGCCTTATCTTGACTATCCACCACTAGCTTAGTCTTAAGGCAGCCCATTTGCACCAAGGTTGTTTCAATCTGCGTTAGGGTAAAGGCATCAACATCCCGATAGAATCTTGATAGTACGGTGCGCCTCGTTGTGTACTGTACTTTTTCTATGTAATTTTTAATCGTTTCGGTAGCATCGCTGCTCTTACTCTTACCGAAGCCGCCAAATGTCTTATACATATTATGTTCGGCATCCAATAGATATTGTAATGCCCTTTCAAAGTCAGGCACCGTTATCTTGAGGTCATCCCCCCTTGCCGCGCTGCAAACAAGCATCAACTTACGAAGGTGTGTTGCCCTTCGCTCACAGTAGCCGGCGAATCTTGGGTCGTCAATGGCGGGGTGTCCTTCCCCCGTTAGGCGGTCTTGTTCAATGTACCATGATACGTATGCTTGCTTGGCGTCGGGAGTCATGGTTACTTCCCCTGCTAACTTGCTTACCCTCTCTAGGTCATTGATTAACATTCCCCGCAGTTCGGTTTCCCTAACGGTGAGGGTATGTTCGGGGACTATTTTCCTCTTATGCTCCTCCACAATGAAGATGATGCGGCTGGTGAATCCACCGCCGACAGCTTCATGAGGAATCATGCTTTGAATCCAGTCGGGGGCTGTTCCGCCCATAAGGTTAAGGCAAAGTCCGTGAAGGGTATCCTTACCGCGCCCAACAGTTTCATATTCCCAGTCATCTTTGGAATCGTACCAATCAGTAAGATTAGATAGGTACGCAATATCCCCTTGCCCAAGGAAAACGGATAACTCCTCAGAGAATGCCGTAACTGCACAATGATACTTAACTTTACCATCAGAAGGGTCCTGAAAGTTAACGGATGCTCGTTTCATTGCAAGGATCATTGCCTGTCTACCGCTGCTACTCTCAGGTGTGACAGTGACCCCAGGTATCTCCTTTAAGATATCCTTTGCAATGCCCAGTGCGGTACCTTTTCGTGTACGCCCGGAAGGGCCAATAAGGACAACGTATAGGTTGGGGTAGATGATTTCATGACCCCACCTTAGATAGATCCTCCTCTGCAATGCCCCTGCTACCGAACTTAAACTACACCATTGATGATAGGAGATAGGGGACTCCGTACTATCGGTGTACTCAAGGTATGAGTCTAACCAATTAGTGAGTTCCCGTGCCATGTGTATCCCTTGTTGCAAGGAGATTAATTATATCGGCATGTTCTTTGAGTTTCTGCATACCTTGTTTATTGTGTTGCTTGTGCATGCCGCCCCAATTCAATCCACACTTGGCATCGGTGGCAATCTTGAATTCGTTGCCGTTGTATGTGATTGTCGGACTGGTGTAATCGTAGATGCGGTGCATCATGTTATTGTACTTGTCTTTGTCCAACACGGCTTCGATTGGCACCTGCATTAAGATTGAATCGTGTACCTGTGCCAGTATGTCAATGTTGAGGTGTTGTGTTAGGTACTCATCATTGTAGATACGGACCATTCCTTGATTAAGGGAATCAACAACAGTCGATTGCGGGATCATACTGTAGGCTGACTTCCACAGGTCATCACCCCATTCGCCCATGAAACGAACCCGACGCCCGAAACAGTTTGTAAGTGTGCGGTCTTTCTGGAGTTGCCTCTTTACTACTTCGTATCCCAATCTAATGCCAGGGTAGATTTCGTGGTAGAGGTTAATAATTCGCTTGGCCTCAGCTTCATCCATTTCATTGATAAGGGCGAAATTTCTATACCGCTCATCATAGTTCAACCCGTGGTTGGATTTCTTTCCACACTGCCGAAGGGACATACTGCGGGGCCATTCCCTTGTGTATAACTTATTGAGGACTTCATCCTCTATGCGCAACTTATGGATTGCCTCTGCGCTTGTGGCATGACCTACAATGTCATCCTCGTATGCGATTATCTCTGCGGGGAGGCCGAACATCAAGGAGGCCGTATGACAATGCACATCGACACCTTCCTTGATTGCCTTAATCATGTTCGCATCGTTGCCGAAGTAGGCAACTACAACCCACTCGGCTTGCTTTTTGTCTACCTCGATTAGGACATATCCATCATCTGCCACAAGGAACTTTTTAAATTCCTGCGGTAGATTCTGGAAATTCATTCCGGTGCCGAATACAGTTTTACTACTGGATAACCGACCGAATTTAGTACCTCTAGGATTATATGCTCCTCGCAGACGGTCATCCGCATCAAAATTAATGTCGAGATATGTACCGTAGAGCTTCTGTAACCCACGAATTTCTTGCACAAGTTTTGCTTGACGAAGGCCAGGTTGCTTTGCTGTTCCTCGGACAAGTCTTTGCATTGCCATATCATCGGTCGTTACCTTCTTTGTCTTAGGGGACATGATTGTAGGCAGGCCCAACTCAATATAAAAGTAGTTGGCACAGGCCTTGCTGCTATTCACATTTAATGAATGTCCGACTAGCTCATCCAGTTCACGCTGCTTATCGGCGGCACTCTCCAACACCTCCCTCTTGGTGTCGGCCATGAGGGTGTGATTCACCTTAACGCCACGAGTCTGCATGTATGTTAGGACAGGCAGAAGGTCCATCGTCATCTTGTAGGTTGCATCGTAACCATTGGCAAGCATTGGCCAGAACTTGTCATGCATTTCGATCATGCAGGCACTGTCGAGGGCGCTGTAACGGAGGAACGATTCATCCATTTTCATCGGTATTCTCCTTTATATGTTCCTCTAGTATAACAATGCACCGCTTACATAATTCAACGGCTATTGGATCAACAAACCAATATTTAGTCAGCAGTAAGGTTAAATAATCCTTTACGTCAGGTATCCCTAACTCAGACTTGCTCATAGTAACCCCCAAAATTCTTACCATTACAAAGGAGAGGTTTCACTTCATGCAATTCATCGAGGTATCGAATACCTTCTGCAAGGCACTCTTCATATGAGGAGATTGGATAACTCTCATGTAGTTGTATTCCACCTTCACTAAGGATAAACGTCCATGTATTGAAGTTGCCGAGGCGAATTTCGATATCCCTTGTTGGGCTTGGATTCTTTAATTGTTCCATGTTATTCATCCTGACAAGTTGGGCAACTATCCTGCACCTTTCCCAATTTCTTCAACTCGAAGAAAAGGTCTTGTGCGGTGTCGAAATCTCCTGATACACCATCCTCATCTTGGTAGAACCATTTGTTTGTATCTGGGTCGTGAGAGATTACAAGGGTTGTCATCTTAACTGTCCTCTTTAATATTCTTGAAGGATACAGTGTTTTTCCAGTATTCCTGACTGCCACAGTAGATACTGCCGAGGAAGCCGAGACCCTTTTGCAGCTCAGGGAACATAATGGAATGGGCAATCATTGTGTCATGGATAGGTCCATTAACAGTAATGCCGTTTCTGGTGAGCAAGAAGGGAACATCAAACATACTGTTTTGTATGACCTTCGTACTTTTACTGTTTCCAAGTACACCTTGTATCCCTCTCCAGATGCGTAACTCCTCCTCAAGATTCCATCTCTCTGATATTGGCACCACACAGGCAAGGTCAGGTGCCGAACTGAAACTGATGCAGGATACCTCATAGTTGATTACCTCAATATCGAATCCAACAATCGTTTGCTCCTCGTAGTAGGCAAGCCAGTCGAGTGCATCCTGTATTGTAGCATGGTTGTATACGAGTTGTCTATCCGGTCTTTTTAATTCAGGGAACTTACTCTCATCACGCGCCTTGGCAAAGTCTGCTGCCATTATGTACCTGTATGTGTACATACCACGCAAGGCATTCATTGGGTGAAAGGTGGGAATTACCTTTCTGTTGGGAAGAAGTGTAGAAGGAAATAAATAACCACGATAAAGAGACAGGCGCCCAAGACTACATAGGGCGGCGAAAGCTGCGGGTCCACAAGCGACAATAATATTTGCCTCAACCTCAGACATTTCTGCTTGCAACATTCGCACATATTCCATTCCCTTCTCTGTGAAGGTTGTCTTTTTCTCATCGAAGAAGAGGTTTTTATTATCAGCACGGCACTTGATAAGGTTGGTCATGTAGACCTCGCCCCTTATCAAACCGGCATGATGGAGGCAATCCTCAAGGACTTTTCCATCGGGACCGCTAAACGGTTTACGATTACGAACATCGAAACCACTACTAAAATCCCCCACTATAGCAATCTTACTTTTCTCATTGCCATAGGGAGGGACTTCTATTTTACCTTGCTCTGGGAGGAACATTGCGTTCTCCAATCATTGTTTTGCGAGGAGTTTTTTCGTATCTTCCTCAACGGTCAACAGAAATTTTGCCTTGTATTCGGGGTTGATTTCAATTCCCAATACTTGAAGGCCTTGCTCGTAGCATGCCCGAAGGGTGACACCACTACCACAGAAGGGGACAAATACGAATTGCATATCTTCAAGGAAGATAGAGAGGAGGGTTTTCATCAAGTGGAGAGGACGCTGCTGTGGATGATATGAAGGTTTATCATCACTGTAAAGGACGGTGTTCATACTGCCTTGTCTTGCCAACTTCACAGATCCCTTGCTACATACGAATAGGGTATCGTGATTGTGTCCAAGCATGGTGGGGTCTTTCATTACGGTACCGCCATTCTTGTACCACACAAATGGTGTTGGATCAACTTTCCATCCTGCCGTTATGAGGTCAGAGTATGTTTCAATGTAACGGTCGTGGGGGAACCAATATAAAAGCCAGCAATCTTTTCCGGCAATTCTATGAAGTTCCTTTGTCAATTTTTCATTTGCATCCTTGAAGGGAGGGTCACATTCGATTAGGTTAATGTGGCCATTTGCCTTCATATGTTCCATTTGTTTGAAGGCATCACCAATTACATAATTGTCGGAGGCGCAACGGAGGGTAGCACTCAGTCCCCTCTCTTTCTGTGTACTAGCAGGATTATTTTCATGTTGCGCCATTTTACCTGCCTGGCGCCTTGCCAACTCCTGTACGATGCTATCCTCCTCGGCCTTCTTAATGACGGTGCTGGCCTCGTCTGCGGTCTTGCATTGCTCCAAGGAGGGCAATACTTCCATCCCGGCGGCCAATCGTAGAGCACGGCTGACATTCATCGGGTTCTTATCAATCAACTCGGCTGTTTTCCTGCCTGTCCAATTGATATTTTTTTCACTATAGAGGGCATGGATTCGGGCAATCAGTTTGGCCTGTTCTTGCCAGGTGAACTCCTTGCGGTGGATGTTCTCTATCAGTTCAATCTCACGGGCATCTATCTCTCCTTCTATAACGCGAAGGAGCGCAGGCATCTCAGTAAGGCCCAAAGCCACGCAAGCTGTATAACGACGGCCACCGGCCAATAGATGTAGGTCAGAAGAAAGTGTAATTGGTTGGAGGATACCTTTCTCACGAATACTCTCCTGGAGTTCATCAATGTTGCCGAGGTCAACACGGTAGCGTTCATCGACAATAATGTCGGCTACCTTTACCATTTTCAATTTGTCTTTTATCATTTCAATCCCTCCAGCAGCATAGCAAGTTGTTCGGGTGTCAAATCTGCCAACAGTTTCTCGGCAGCAGTGACGGCTTTCTTTTGTACCTTTTTCTTCTCCTTCACAACCCTTGCTTTTGCTGCCGGCCGCACAACCTCCCTCCTGTTTCTCAATTCATCAAGGCGTTTCAATAACTCCTCATCCGATTGATTCTCGATAGGTGTTACTAGGTCAATTAATTGTGACACTTTCTTATCTCCATCACTCTTTGTTAGGTGGAAGATGAATTTGTGTTTGTAAAAGGATTTCATTTTCACATAGCCCATCGCGTACATAATGGTACTATTCTTGTGTGCGTTGCTTACTTGCCTTTCTGTTTTCGGGTCGATCCACCTTGCATGAGGGCCAACTCGGCCCATGTAGAGCCAGTTGGTTGCTTTGTAAATTCCCCCACTGTGACCTTGTGCTTCGTCGGCAAATGTTACGAGCGATACAAAGCGCCTATCCCTCCGTATGATTTTAATACTCTTTCCAAGCAGAAAGGATGCACTATTTCGGGGCGCTTCTGGGCGGATAACCAATCTAGATAGATTGAGGACCCGCCGCCAATCGCTTGCATTGACAGTGAGGGCGGTGTCTTTCGTAGGGGGTGTCCACCAAGCAATACCCATGAGGAAATTGTCTTGTTTACGGAACATCCCGTGCGTGTATATTGCGCTGGTACTCCCACCTTTCGCATAGTGAAATTCCTTTACTAAGGCTTGTGCATCTGCCAAGGGACAATCGGCAACGTACCAGTCTTGCGTGTTTAGGTTAGTGGAGGCATCCATTCTGTTGACCTTGTAGGAATGCAAAAAGCCCCTTCCCCTTTTACAGGGAAGAGGCAGACATTGCAACTTTACTTATTATGCACGCCGACGGCCGGGCGCCTTACCATGGCCACCTGCAACCTCACCCCGGATTTTCGGGACACGAATTTGGTTAAACATATCACCATTTTCGTTTGGTTCTCCAAGGGCAACATCGACGAGGGCAGTCTGGCCGATCATGTTCATGGCCAAGGTGCCGGCGTCGTTGCTGTAGGGGACATTGAATAGGGCGAGGAACCTCTTCAACATCAGCAGCTTGAAGGCACCATTCTCGTCCCCTTCATACGGCAAGGTGATGTAATGACCAATCGCAGGCGCATTCAACTCAAGGTCGGTGAAGGCCAAGTTCACACGGAACATGGGCTTGCCGGGATTCTTACTGTTTGGGCCTGTCTCCTTTTCCTCACAGGAAACGATCTGGAGTTCGTAGGTGCCGAGAGCAACCGGCTTGCTTTCTTCAACGTCGTCGAGGTTTTCGGGAAGATATGACATTTTATTTTCTCTCTTTTCTCTGTTTGCCTACTCTCCTCGGGATGAGGAGGCTATAGACTCTTGCACCGGGTAACAATTTGTTACACGGTTTTTGTTATAACGGTGCCTTCGTTCTGCTTAAGAAATTCAACTGCCGTTAATCTAAATACTTCTTTATCTAATTCCCCTAACTCATTCCAAGTGTCTGCTGGCCACTCTTCCGGGAATTTTGCTAGTAGATTTTTCATGGATATCTCAAACAAAATCTTACCTAATTCTTCCTTAGGTGAGATCATAGTTTACCCTCTTTTTCCAACTGCAAAATTTTCCCCAATCCCTGCCCTTCCAAGGATTTCGTGAAATCGAGGGTTACATCCTCGAAAGGATCAAGTCCCTTGATGCTGGTGCGAATTGCTGTTGTAATCTTATCTGGCACTGTTTGGAACTTATGGTGGATGTGCCCTTGACCGTCATTCTCCACCTCCGCTACGAAAATGTCACTGAAGAGGAGGGGAATCTTATTGCGCAATTGGCCGGTCATCATCGGCTGCCGAAATATACGCTTGGTCAATTCATCCTGCTTCATCTGCATGTGACCGGTCATGTAGATTGTCTTTCCTAATGATACCAATGTGCGGCATACATTAGTAAAGACTGTCATCTGCGGACCGTAATCGTCTTGCTGCGGCCAACTTCCCGGCCTTCCATTGATCGTTAGGGTTCGATCCATTATCAGATCAAGGAAGGTGGTTGCACTATCCATGCCGATAACATCAATATTATCGAAGAAACCATCTTGCAAGCGTTCGGTGAAATCCCTTTGCCAATCCTGATATACGATATTCTTGTGAGCTGTTACGGTGTCTCCTCCCTTTCCTTTACTCAATGATTGCACGTTGAGGTTAAGGGAGTCAGGGAAGAACTCTTCATATTCAACATCATATCCTCGCAATGATAACAAGGCATTGGGGTCGAACAAATAAGCAAATTTCTTACCGGGAAGGGTGAGAAACTGCGTTGTCTTGCCACTGCCGGTGTCACCGAGAACGAGGAAACGATGCTGCGCGGTTGCTTTACTTTCGAGGGCATTTGCCATTAGAAGGGAATCTCATTAGTATCTACCTCTACCCACTCTCCTACAGGAATTTCTTCCTTAGTGATGGCAAGAGGGCGGGCGCTATCACGGATAGCCTCAAGGGTCATAGACCCCAACATACGGCGTGCATTATTTGCAACCTCAATTGCGACAACCTGCATGATTTGGTCGATTGCACCTGCCGAGAGGGTTACTTGTGTGGTGTTTCCATCTTCATCACGGAAGACAACCTTACCACCGTATGACTTGGGAAGGATACCTTCATTTGCAAAGGTGTAGTCATTCCAAGTTACTGCCAGTTTATCGAGTTTCATTTGCCTTACTCCAATCGTCTATGGTTAGTTTTGAATCAACGGTTGTTCATCTTCGTACCACGTTACTGCCTTCAATGTTTCCTTCGCAATTGTCCATTCCGTTATGGGGAATTTCAGATTCCCATTATGCATGCCGTAACCGAGCGGGCCGGAATACATGCGGCAGGTTATGTAGGCACCACCACTGTCAAGGGAGAAGTAACCTCGCATACTATAGCGGGCATCAATCGACACGGCACACCCCCTTAATCAATTTATCAAGCTTGAGGACGTCGAACGGTTCCCACCTCTCCTCAACATATCCGGCAGGGACTTCGCTCAACTTAGTGGGGTCACTGCATGTGCTACAAATGTTGAGGAAGGGGCACTTACTGTACTTTCCATAACAGTTGTCCTCGTTGCGACGGAAGGTACCTGCCTCCAAATTCCCGTATTTCTCATATTCTGCTGTTTCATCTTGAATTGCACCAATCCATCTCTTAGTATCGGTGATCCATTCTTGCAGCAAGGACCATTCATGTGCAACGGGGACGAATTTGAAGGCATCATGTACCTTCTTATGTACGAGGGAACAATCAACCCATACATCTTGCAACTTTGGGTAGTGAATGCTACCCATCATCTGATAGCCTTTTACTTGGGAGGCACTATTCCAACTTTCCAGGTAGTCGTTGTCGAAATTACCTTTGATACGATAGAGGGTGGTTGTTTTATGTTCAAGGACGTGGATACCACCTGCGTAATCAACAACCTTGTCGAGTTTCCCAACGTACCAGGTGTCATCAAGGCCGGGGAAAGGCATCGCCATTGGTTGTTCAATTCCGAGGACGATGCATTCCCGAATCATCCTATCCCGCTGCGTTGAGTAGGAGTAGAACATTTCATGAGCGGTGCCAGGGGTACGAGCGCCGAGGTCATCCTGCTGTTCCATGGACAACTCGAAGGTGTAATTATCTTCCTCCCATTGCTTGCGGAAACCTTCCATGGCTAGATCGACGCGGTTACCAATGGAGAGATCTTTCCCGGCACCCCACACCTCATCCATTCCGGCATGCCAACTACTTCCGAATACCAATGCCGGAGGTTTAAGTCCACCGCCATCAGTTGTCCAACCGAGGACATGCCGCATTAAGTATTTGCGAGGGCACTCCTTGTAGGTGGAGATCATAGTATTATCTAAGTAGCGGGATTGTTTACTAAAACTCATTATATCCTCCCGTACCAATTGAAATACCCTTCACGATATAGGTGGGCTTAACAACCTGCTCAGAATAAAACATACCCACGGCACGAAGTACATAGGACTTTTTCCCTGTACTCTCTGTTAGGCGGGCAGCCTCTTGGTCTGCGCTACGGCGAGTTGAGTGGCATACTACAGGATTACTTCCTCCCTGTATGTATACCATATAAAAAACTTCTGGACTTTCCATCATCTTACTCCTATTGTCAATCGTTAATAGTATGGAGCGTCCTATTGGATTTGAACCAATACCTATACGTTGGACCGTATCGCTCTACCCGTTGAGCTAAGGACGCATTCTTTTATTACACATTATCAAGGATGAGGTTATTCTCCTCATACTTGTCGAACCGATAGATCAGGAAATTAACACAGCCGAACCACTCCACCATGATTGCAGTCGCTACGGCTACTACGGAGGGCATGTGGGATACAAGGAGGTAGTCATCATGCTCGGCATCTTTCAATCCCTCCTTGAGGGCGTCAAATACGGCGGCTATATCCCATTTTGCATTTGTCGGTACGGTCAAATGTACAAGGGTGCCGAACTGCTCGGCATCACTGTAATCGTAACCACCGTCACCAAAGATAAATACTTTCTTTCCCATCGTCTTTTTCTCTTGTTGTTCTGTTTGCCATTTATAGGGAAGGTAGCTGTTATGGTTGCGATCCATACAGGTCAGCTGGGATGAAGGTCGAGTAGTGTGTGCTACGTAACAGGGACACCAGAGCCTTACCTGTGACCAGCTACATTACTGCCAACTACCTTCCCTATAAAAAGGGCATACATACTCGATTGAGGGGAACAACCGAGCGGCGGTATGCCAGCGCCTTCGTCACCTAACGCAGGGGGATACGTTAGGCAGCCTTCTTCGCAGCCTTGACCTTCTCCAACAGGGCGGCCAGGTCCTCTGCGGACATCTGACCCAGCGCGGCCGATGCACGCTCCAACGGGGTCTTGACGGTGCGAGCACGACGGACACCCGGCTGCCATGCATCAACGAAACCCTGGATTTCGGCGAGCGGTTTCGCCTTATTCACAAGGGCGAGGTTGCGGATGGCACGGCAGATTTCTGCCACTGCCAACTCATGCACCGTTTCCTCACCATACTGCGCCACCAGGCCCTTCAGATCTTCAGCCACATCAAACTGGACGATGATCGGTTCCGCAAGTTCCTTACTCTTTGCCTTGATATCCATTACATTTTCCTCTGCTGTTTTGTCCCCTTTGTACGGGGGCGGGTTATGCCTACCTGTGGAATTACAGGAGAGGCGGATTCTTTGTCTTTGTTTCTTGTTGGGGAATCTTTCCAATCAATCGTTTAATCGTGTGTCTATGCTATTTGATAACGTCGTGACTGTCAAGCGTTTTTTCATCGTCGCAGTGTGGACCATATCACTCTAACGAGAATCACTATCAGTATCATTAACCAAAACTGCGCGTAGGTCATGTTATGCTCGGTGTGGTAACAAATTGTTACGCTGCATTTTATAGAGGAGGTGCGATGTTCTGCACCCCTCTGTTCATTCCTTCACTTCTTTCAATAGGCCCATGTCCTTCATGTATTTCATGAGTACGTGGGACCATTCATTCGCCTTATCCCAATTACCGCAACGAAGGTGCGCACCGATGGATGCAGTAGCACGGCATATATCACGGTGCGACGGGGTTGGCACCTTCGTTTTCGTTAGTCGTCCCGAGGTCATTCTTTGGTTCCTCTTTTGTCTCGACAAGCTCTGCTACGGGAAGGTGAGGTGCAAGGGCAACCTTCGCATTGTCTACGGCATTGTGTACCCCACTCAGATCACCCACGAGTGATACCAACTCAACCTTCAGGTCTTCAAAAATCTGCTCAATTTTATTCATTTTCTTTCCCTTCACGTTTGATTAATGTTAGGTGACATACACGAGGCCACCATCTTTTCCCACTTGCATCCTCTACTATGTAACTCTCATGATTTCTCCACCAGCCCCGATAACGAATACCTCGAAGGTCTTTCCCAAATATGTCGGCGGGGTATGTACCGTAGGGTATTATTTGTATTACCTTTCCACTCCTTACAACGTGGTTAGGAGAAGGCTGGGAGGATACTTCATCAAGAAGGGAGAATAATCCCTTACCTTTAGTAGCTGGAGGTTCTTTCATATGGAAATTATATCACTTGTCTGCGCTCGTGGCTATACCCACCCCTTGGCTCATCAGGTAGGCACGTTTGCCTGTAGCGCATCCTTGACCATCCCCACCGTCATCACGTTGTATGGGATATCACCCACCGCTGCGATTATCCAATGTGCTAGGGCATCAGTGATCATCACCGGCTGTGCTGGCGGTTCAAACCATGCTGGGCCGCACAAGTGATGGCGCGGGTTGTTCGCTGCGAAGTTTTCGGGATTGTTGATGCCGTCGTTCTCGCAGAACGCCATTCGGCCGGTTTCTTCTTGCTGGAATACCCATCCGATAGGTTCCGCCCTCTCGTCCGCCTCGATGCACTCGGCGTAGGCGGTGAGCATTCTCTCCACTTCCAGTTCATCAGGATTGGCGACTCGCATTCTGGCTATTGCACGGCGAATCCGCCCCACCGAATACTTAGCGCTCATGGCATTCTCCTTGGATGGCGGCATCGAGGGCTTGATCCAAGCGTTCCCCGTGCAGCATTGATGCTTGGGGATTCGGGGCCGCGATGATGCGTTCGTCATAGATCATTTGGCGCAGCCACCTATATCGCTCAGCATCCCGCACATCCTCATCGCTCACCACGCCAGATCGCGCGGGGTGGGTGTAGACAGGCATAATGTGCGTCGGAATGTCTTCAACATCAGGATCAGTTGGAAGGCGCTGAATAAAATCCTCGTAGCCGTTCGCATACTTAACCCACCATCCGAACGGAGCAGCCCCGCCATCGCCCTCGCCCTCGGCGTCGAGGATGGCTGCGTCGAGCTTCTTGGCGTTGAACTCGACAACTTCTTCATTCCACGAATGTCCCCAACCCTCTCCATTGGGGTAACGTCCAGACTCACCGCGCATAACAGTCTTGCGCGTTCCGGTTTTTAGAAACTCCCTCAGCTTGTCTTTCATGCTCATTGGATTATTCCTTTCTCGCGCAAGGCATAGGATGGATTTCCACATTTCGGAAGTGTGTAAATCTGTCCAGTTACAAGCCTCAACTCATAGTCACCGGCATAGCCACTAATCGTCACAATGTGATCAGGGTTCACCCATACGTGCTCGTTTCCGTGCCCTTCAGACATTTTGACAAGCAACTGCACCATTTTCATGCCTGCTTCTCCTTTGCGATTCGATCTGCGCGGTCTCGATACATCTTTTCGCGCATTTGCTTTGATGTTTCATTCAGGGCGACGCGGAGAAAATCCACCGACTCGGCATCGTCCATCGGAAGGTCAAGATTTACCGCAAGCAGACGCAGCGCCGTATCCGTGGAGTTGGCGAGGTCGCGCATCTTGAATGCGCCGTTGATATGAAACTCCATCGGCAACTCACTCATGCCTGCTTCTCCTGTTCGTCGCTCAGCTTTTCGCAGTCGTAACCTTGGCTTTTGAAAATGAGCATGTCCGCTTTTGTCTTGGCGAATTTTTCGGAATGAACGCGCCCACCGTCGCCGCTCATGTATTCCTTGTAGCAACGCCAAACACTTGTCTGTTCCTGTTCGTCGCGGTAGCGAAGGGCGGCACACCAGCCTTCCCAGCGACTACGCATGGATTCGACCTTGTAGTCATCGTCCGCGTTGCGATCCGCGTAAAAATCAAACGGAAAACGGCAGAACTCTCGCTCAAAAGCCTCCCGGTGCATGTCGGTCATTTCTTATCTCCGTAAAAGTCATGTTTACCAATTTTGCACAGCAATCTCTTTTTCTTCACCCAAGAGGCATGATGCCCGTGCAGGATGAACATTGTTGCGCCGGGGCATATCTCGACCCTTTTATGCAATTGTACTGACTTTACTGAAATTGTAAAGTAGGGAAGCGCTAGAAGGAGGGAGGGTATCATGGATACCTTCCCCTTTCCCTCTTGTAGGTGAGGTAATCTTCAATACATGCCTCCTCCAACCTCTCTAACAACCAGTCGGGTGTATCCCTCACCCATTCCTGCAATTTCTCTTGCATTTTCCAATCCGGTACTTCTGGGAGATCATCGTCGGGAGGTAACATGTTGTCGTAATTTTCTTGTGCCCTATTAAAGGCATCATTGTTCATTATCAAGTACCTCGAATGGAGTGAAGTATGGAGAGGAGGGAACCGATTGTGAGGATAATACAGGTAGAAATTATTAGTATCTCCACTATCCAGGCTCCTTCTACACGATCCTTTGCATCCTCAATATGGTCGTATTTACGGAGGATACGGTCATAGTTTTCTACGTCAGTGAGGAGGGTATCACGATTTCCCCTTCGCAGCATGGACATGGTTATTCTCCTAATTCCCGTTCGTGGAGTTCGGCCTGCATTATTTCCGTTAACCGTTCGAGGGCACTGTGACGAAGGCGACGGCCCATTATCCAATACCAACCATTTCGATATTGCACCTGTACACGCTCATTGTAGAGGGCAGTCCAGGCATTCTCGAAGGCTAGCATGAAGCGGTCAATCCTTATGAAGTTATCAAGGCGTTGCGCGGTGTATGTCTCCCTCTTCCTCGCGAGGCGATGGGATAGGCGCCTCTGGTATGCGTTTGTCATTCTTTGTTACTCCTGCAATACCAGATATGCTCCCCTTCTTACTAGAGGAGCATAACTTGTGTTACGGGAGGACGATCAACTTCCCTTTACGCATGGCATGCGTTGCGGGCTTATCCACCAACACCGTGTTGTAGTCGGTGACAAGGCGCCATGCGTCAGCTTGCTGCTCGGCGTATTCGGCGGCCTCCTGCTCCGTTGCGAAGATAGGCATCTTCGTGTGGACTTCCCCGGGGAGGGTTACTTGTGCGCGGTAGGTCATCGTTCGATCCTCGATTGTTTGTTGCGGGTTTTGTTTGTAAATGGGGTAACAATTTGTTACTGGTTTTACTTCAGTTGCAGGCGATTCGTTACAATATCCATCAACTGCGCTGCTGTCAACTTTTGCAGCGCCGCATCCACCTCAACACGGGCGGGTGGAAGGGAATAACCGGGCATTATAATGCACCTGATCGGTGTCTCCACGACCCTGTTGCCAGTTCGGCAGGCGGCTCGCCGTGTTGCTGCGATGTTTCTTTGTGCATCAGTTTGCATTGCATCCTCCAATTGTTTTCCCGTGACCTCAATTGTCCAATCCTGCCCACTGCATATTCTTCGCCAGGATGTATGTTAATATATCCGTCACTGTTACGCATCTCTCCGCTCCGTCTGGTAGGGCATCTGCCTTCGTCAACATCTCCACAATGAGGTGGAGGAAGGCAGTATGTATGAAATCGAGGGAAGGGCGATCATTCAACACCGTCAACTTCACGAGTACATGCCCGTTGTTGCGAGGAACGAACACCTCGAATTGCTCTGCTGCGAGGAGTTGCATCGTAATACTCCAATCGTTGCATTGTTGTGTTGTACATAGTGTTAGACAATCAATCGCGTCAATAGTTCAATTTATCTTTGTTTATCTTCACTTGCCTACCGTTGTTATGGGCAGAGTGGACGCCCTCGCTACACTCGGTTGCATCAGCCATCCGGATACAGGATAGAGAAGCATGCTTGCCATTCCTGTTCCTCCTCAAGGGAGAGGAGAATGTCCGCTTCTTTGCGGTCATTCAACTTTGTGAACTTATCCTTGAGTTCTCGCAATGCCTGTTCCTCCATAACCTGCGGCGGCATGCTTGTATTAACACGAGGGAGGGAGATTGCAGCGGAGCCGTGCTGTGCTGCTAGATACAGGCTATTGGAAGTAAGGCGTTTCACCTTATTATTCTTCCCATCCCTATACGGGCCAACCTTATCAAGGAAGGCGAATCCGTCTGGCTCCTCGATGATGCCCGCTTGCCTTGCCATCCCAATCAAACTGGACAGTGCAAGGGACGTACAACTGGCGAAGGACATATTATCCCTCCTCACCTGCGCTACGTCCAATATATCCAGGATGGATATACAATCCTTCGGAGATATGCGAACGGTCGTGACCATTCCCGCCTTCATTGTTGCCATGTTATTTACCTTACTGTCTGCAATAGTGAATGTTGCTGTGCTGCTCTGTGTATCTAGTATCAGTGCGTGACTCATTATAGCAGTGTGACAGAGTGTTGCAAGTGTTGCACGTGTTAGTGATGTTGCACGTGTTGCGAGTGTTAATGATGTTAGTAAGCTGCATGCTTGTTTTTTAAATATTTTTTTAAGAGCATATGTCACTTACTAACACTCTAAACACTTCCAACATATACAACATATACAACACTACTAACATATACAACACTTCACATATTATCTTAATAAATCCCATAACAATTTGTTACAGGATTTTCTTCAATAAAATGTACAATTATTCCGGCTTTTCGATATTAAACAGAATGAATATTTCATCTGGTTGTTCACAATAATACACATTTTCCTGTGCATTACTAATTGTGTAATTCAATTCTTCATCGAACAATCGCACGCATTTATTTCCATGCTCTTCACGCAACGATTGCAAACGAGCAATCAACACATCAAGTGTGATAGTTGCGCTTGCGAAGTAATCATGTTCTTTATTTGAGACAGTCATGTTGTATCTCCAATCGTCAATTACACTTGCAACATTGCAAATGCAGCATTGCACTCTCGTTGTATTGAAAGTGCAATACTTCACATGCAAATTACATTAATCCACGTGCTTTCATCAGCGCGATCAACTGCTCTTCGCTCAGAGATGCAAGTATCTGTTCTGGAGTTTGTGCAGCTTTACGCAATCCCTGTTTATAATCACGCGCGTACAGAGTGACAGTCTCGCTAACTGGTTTTCCATCTTCGCGTGCTTGCTGTTGAAACTTGTTGACGACTTTTTGCGCAGCGAGTGCTTGCACGTCTTCAACTGTGCAGTCATCCCAGATAATCGTCACGCTTGACTTGTACGTAACATCTGCAATCTTACAACGTGACTTCGTCTGTGTATTTTCCATATCAATCTCCAATCGTATCTCGCATATGAGCGTGCGAGTTTCGCTTGCTACAGATAGATAGACAATCATCTGTGCAGATAGTTCAAACTATTTTCAAATTATTTCCAGATTGCATGCCCATCCTATTAATATAATGAACCGTACAGTATACATTACACAATACAATACCGAACCGTCCAGTACAATATGCAATGATGAATGATAATCATTCGCACAATGCGATTGCATATCATAACGAGAATGATAACTATTCTCACTGGCAATAGGGAGGCAAATCGCGTGACTGCAAAAAATCTTAAAGGCAATTTCCTACGCGCGGAGCATTTCAAATTCCAGGTACATTATCATCGAAGGTGTTTCTGTTAAATGAAAAGGGCGTCAGTGTTTCTACGAACCTCTTGCATGTGCAGCTCCGCTGTGATACGGTCTCTGTGTACTCCCCATACGTGCCTCCCCTATGGCCATGAAAAGTAAACATGAATATCTTTTCTCCCTCCTGACGGAGGAGCAGAAGGAGGCTCTCGGCCGTGTGCAGGACATGTTGGAGGAGGATCCCCTCTACCTTGAACATCACAGGAAGGAGG